CTATAAGATTTACCATTAAGCTTGGAGCTACAGCATTAAAATTGTTACTGGCATTTCTAATTTTTTCTCTGTATGAAGCGCCTTCGCGAGTAGCCCCTTCTCCAACTCGTATGGGAGTTGTACTACCAACTTGTGCTTTTGTTGTTGGAGTTGTTGTTTTGTCTGATAATGATTTACCTGTTTTTTGCCTATCATCTCCGAATAATGAATTATCACCACCAAAAACCTGATCTTTTATTTGATCGGCAGCTAGATATCCAGCTGCTGCGCCAATTCCTGCTCCTAATAAAGATTTAAGAAAACTGTTATTCGTTTGACCATGAGCGTCAATTCTTCCAAGTATAGAATTGCTATTTCTTATTTGTGTTGCTATACTATCTAATATTGATATTGACTGCCTTGTTAGGTTACTATTAGAATCGATTTTTCTGCTTAAATCTGAAGTTTGTTCAACGCTATCTTCGACTGCAGAAGAAACATTTTCCAAAGAACCTCTTTGTGCAACAAAATGATTAGCTAAATCTCTAATCATTTTTGCTATAGATCTGTTTTGATCTCCAGCAGCTTGTCTAAACGAATTAGTTTGAACTGAAGCTGTTGACGAAAACTTAGAAATTTGTTGCGTTAGAGCAGAGAGATTGTCAGCCATTAGATACACTATTTCCTTTTTTGTTCTAATTCTTTAATGTAAGCCACTAACATTTGTACATATATATCTCGCTCAAAAGGCATTAAATTTTCAATATCGCTTATTGTATATTTATGGTGCTGAGCCAAATTGAATATTGTGTGATAATAGTTTTCTAGACTATTATGACTCAGCGAAAGATAAAAAAATCGTCTAACGAACTAAGCGTTATTTTCCTTTCATTACCAAATGAATTTTTATATGACAACACATGTTCTAATTTTGGCACACTTACAAGAAATTCTTGAATTGCACTAAATGTTTTACTGTTTAAATTTTCTAAAAATTCAGAAATTTCTTGTTTTGTATAATCGTTAGCTTCAAAAATATTGTCGCCTTCATAAATTTTATCAACACCTCTAATAATAAGCTCGAAAAGATAATCTTTATTTAAATTTAAGTAATCTTCATCTTCATATAATGATGCTGAAGGATATTTCATCAAAATACCCATTTTTTCTGATATTTTTATATTATTATCGACTTTTTCAGGAAATTTAATTTCAATATCGTTCAAATCAACGGTAAAATCATATTCTTTTCCGTCTTCATTGTCTCTGTATGATAATTTTATGATATTTTCTACTGAAAAAGATCTAAGTTTTAAAAAAACGTATTCTAAATCAAAAATTGCTAATTTTTCGACATTAAAACTGTTGTCAATAGCACAATTATTTACTATTTGCTTGATTGCTGAAAAAATATCGGAACTTTTTTCAGATTCTTTTGCCATAAGTAAAAGCTTTTCTTCTTTTACTAAAAAAGGACGAAATTTAAAACTTTTCTTTAAAGATGGAATTTTAATACTATATGTTGGATATGAAATTTTAGGTAACATAATATACTCCAGTTAAATTATATAATTGCACCATTAGTCATGGTAAATTCTTTGAATGTTAACGTAACACCGATTCTCATTGCTTGGTTATTGTTTCCCCAACCTAAACTGACCTCATTAATAGCAGTTGGAAACGCATCATATAAGTTTACAACTTGCGCTAATTCACCAAAATTATCATAAATGTAAATTTGAACCAAAGCAGCATAATCTTCCTTATAATTTGCAGAATAGTTTGTTGAATTGCTGAATATTCCACCTAAATCTAAACCGAATGCAGAAGCTATACCACCAACTGTAGATAGTACAGTATCAGCTGGATTATATTGAAATATTTCTCTTGTCCATTGATAAAAAAATTGCCACAAATCTGCTTTTTTGTCAGTTATAAATGATAAACCAATTTCATTGAATTGTACATTGTATGGGTTTTTTTGAGTTGGGCCAACTCCGTATCTGTTATTATCAGCAGAAAGAATTGTTATGCCAGGAGCTTTTATAGAATCAATTCTAAACCTTAGAGAATTTGCTACCCCATAAGAAGAAGTTAAACGTATTCCATTTCTGGCCAAATTGACAGAAAACATCGGAGGCGGTACAATAACGACTTCATATTTGTTATTGTTAAGATAACCGTCTTTACTTATATTTGATTTGAAAGAATCTATATTGAAAGGCATTTTTAATCCTAATATGGTGGCGAAGCTAATCTAGAATATTTTACATCAGGGTTCACACGCCATTTCTGTAATGGAAGCATAGAAGCTTTAGCCCAATCGTTTGGACTTATATAACTGAACGAACTTCTAACATGCCCATAAAGATATCTTTTAATGCAACTATTAAACCCATTAAAAGAATTTGCCGCCGATTTTAAAACATCATAAGAAATGTTTAATTTTGTATCTTCATTGTATTTATTGTCGGTTGCTATTTTTGAAAGAGAATTCATCAAACTAGCTCTTGCAGCTGGAGGCAAATAATGTAAATTTAATCCTAAAAAACCATCACTGTAATATTCTATTGGAAAAACTAATGGAAATACATCATAAAAAGGAAGTGTTAATTTGTGTTTTGGATCATATGTAAAAAGGTACATTTTTCCTATTCTTGGAAAAGATTCTTTTTTAAATTCAACTTTTTTGTTTTGTAAATCTGTAATTCTACTTTTAAACCAAGCAATTGAATCATCAGTTTTTACTACTACATTATCATTTTCAGCCATTTGAAGTTTTTATCCCTAACTCTTTTTCTGTAAAAATATGAAAAGACCACCCTCTAAATTTACAAAATTCAGTAGCAGCTTTCCATTTTGCTTCATTTATGCCCCAAGTTTTAACCTCAGTGAGATATCTTTTAGTAATTTTAGTTTGTTTTTTGGGTGGTGTTGTTTGATTAGAAGGTTTAATTTCAATTATAGCTGTTTCTTTAATACCTTCTTTATTTATTTTGGTAACAATAAAATCAGTAAAATATCTATGGATTCTACCGTCTATTGGCGAAACATATGGAACAACTATTTCCTCAGAACCCCAACTGATTATCTCAGGTCTTTCGTCAAGATATCTCATAAATTTCAATTCCCACAAAGACCTATAAATAATGTTTGTGGAATTACCCTTGTATTTTTGTGGGTTCTTTGGTTTAAAAACTCCTTTATAATTTTTCATTATGACTTGCTCTGTATTGAATAAATACTCTTTAGATATTTATTCTGAATAAATAAAGGTTTTTTATGACTATCAACCTAAACAGTATAATAAACAGCGTATTTCCAACTGGACCTTCCACAGGTTCTTCAAGCTTTATTTTTCCAAGCGATTTGATTACTGGCGATAGAAATTTTTATACTGATATTCAATTTGTTAAATATGAAAAAAGATCAGTTTTTGAAGCTCCATTTTTATCTCCGATTGGTGGAGTTACCTTGCCTCTGCCTAAAAGAATAAATGATGTACAAACTGTTGTTTGGGAACCTGTGGAAGGATCAACCGTAGCTTCAGCTATTGAATCTACTAAAGCAGGAGAACAACTAACAGATTTTGGTAGGGTACTAGAAGGAGTTGGTGGAGCTGGAATTACAGCAGGTTATAATTTAGCAAAAGCTGCTGGTTTATCTAATCAAATTGGTGTGGTTGGAGCTTACGCTGGTGGGTACGCGCCAAACCCATTTCTTACGATGTTGTTTAAAAGTGGCGCCTTTAAAGAACACACTTTACAGTGGTCATTTACGCCAAACAATGAACAAGAATCTAATGATCTTGTTCAAATTATTAACTATTTTAAAATGAATATGTTACCAAGTTATCTTTCTGGGGGCGCAGGCGTAAGTATTTTAAATTACCCAAATTTAGCCCAAATTCAATTGTACCCAAATGATGATTTTACATTTAGATTTAAACCTTGTGCTGTTGTTGGTGTTTCTGTTGATTACAGTGGAGCTGGTGTTCCTTCTTTCTTTAGAAATGGCGCCCCTACAGTAATAAACATGGCTGTAAGTTTAAAAGAAATCGAACTCTGGTCTCAAGAAGATTATGAAAATGGAATGGGTGTAGGAACAAATTCAGTTGGTGGATTGATCAGTAATTTGATAAACGGCGCATTTAAATAGAATATTTCAAGGGATATAAATGGCAACCGATAGATATTTTGATAAATTTCCTTTCACACAATTTAATTCTACAAACGCTGTAGATATTACAAGACGTGTTGTTTTTCTCAATAGCGTTTTGAAAAATCCATACGTTTATTACCCATATGAAATTACAGCTGATGAAAGAGCTGATCAATTTAGTAATCGTTATTACAGTGACCAATATAAAAGTTGGATATTGTATCTTTCTAATGAAATAGTTGATCCATATTATGAGTGGTATATGGATCAATCAACTTTTGATAGTTATATTAATAAAAAATACGGAGATAACATTCTTGCTTCTGAAAAAATAAAGCATTATGAATGTAATTGGGAAAATGCTGATAATATTTCTATTTCTGCATATGATGCATTATTACCTACTTTGATAAAATATTGGGAACCAGATTATCAAAATTCAAATAAAATTATGAGTTATAAAAGAAAAAAAATTGATCAAATTCTTAGTACAAACTCTATAAGATCTTATACTGTGTCTGATACTAATTTTAAAGTTGATGAAATTTGTGATATAGTTTTTGATAATAATACTACTGGGTCTGGACAAGTTTTATCTGTTGCTAATTCAATATTATATGTTCAACACACATCTGGAACAACAATCGGTGAGCCTGATATAAACAGTTACATTTATGGTCAAGAAAGCGGTGTTAACACATCATTCAGCGATTCTACAGTAATTTGTAACAATTTACTTCCTGAAGAAGAAGTTTATTGGTCTGGTATTACATATTATCAATACGAAACTGCTAAAAACGAATATAATAAAACGCTCAAAGTTTTAGACAATAGACATTCTAAAGTTATAGCAGATAATTTGAAAACAGTGTTGAAATAATATGACAGCAATTGCAGGTTCTATCGATATTAAAAAATTTACCATTGGTGGTATTGATTTGACCAATCCAGGTTCTGCAAAAGCTTTAGAATTTAATATCTATTATGATATATTGAATCCTATTGTTATGGCAGAAGTAACAGTTCTTGATGATAATGATGCTCTTGGCACAAATAAATTAAGTGGTAAAGAAGATGTTAATCTTACATTTGAAGTACCAGGTGGCGAAACAATGTCTTTAAAATTAAAATTGTTTGAAAATAAAAATATGAAAGACGATACTTTTCAACATAAAGGTGCTATGAAACATAAAACTTATGAATTAAGAATGGTTTCACCCGAGCTTCTTACTAACCAATCAAAAAGATTACAAAAAAGTTTTAAAGAACAAACACACAGTATTGTTAAAAAAGCTTTAAAAGAAATTAGTGAAAAAGAAGTAGAAACTCCAGATGAAACTAAGGGCGAACAAAGAATAATATCAAATTATACTACTGTTTTTGATTTTATCAAAACATTAAGATCGAGACATGTTTCTCAAAAATATAAATCTTCATTGTATACTCTTTTTCCAACATATGATGGTGAAACTGAAAAATATAAATTTGCTACCTTTGAATATTTGATGGATCAAGAATCTAAATTTGATTATAAACAAGATAACACAATAGGATCAAGAACAACAACAGAGTCAGATTTAATGAACAATTTACTTTGGGTAAATGTTCCTGATTCTTTTCACACACCAACAAGATTTAGTTCTGCATCAAACAGAAATACATATAATATGCACACTGGTAAACAGCAATTTAAAGACAATAAAGATAAGAAATTCGTTCTTCTTGGTGAAGAAACATTTTCGCAACAAGAAAAAGATGAAGTTGATAAGGTTCCTGTTAAACAAAAACCGCCAAGAAGCACTCATGTTGATCCAAGTAATGATAAAAAGAAAACAGAAATATCAGATGCGAAAGTTGACCGAGCAAGGTTTTTAGCTCATCTTTCTCAAAATACAATTAAGTTTGAGGTGCATGGAAATCCTGCAATTAAAGTTGGTGATGTTGTAACTTTAAAATTGCCTAAAAAAGCAGACGCCGATCAAGATTCAGGCGAAACACAAATGAATGATAAAGTATTAATTGTTAAAATTAAACATAGAGTTAAACCTATTGGTGTTACTCCAAGATATACAATGGTTATAGAAGCTATTAAAGCTGGATTTAAAGAGAGCGTTCAATGAGTGAATTTTTCTTTGGAGAAGTAAGAAACATTAAAGACCCATGGAAATCTGGAAGAGTTCAGATTAGAGTTTATGGTACACATGATGATGAAAAAAATGTACTAGATGAACATTTACCTTGGGCTATGCCAATACAACCGATAACATCAGCGGCTACAGCAAAAGTTGGTATCGTACCAGTTGGTATGTTGGTTGGTTCTAGAGTTTTTGGTGTGTTCATAGATGAAGCTAAACAGTATCCTGTTATTCTTGGTACTTATGCAAGAGCTGCCAAACCTAAAGATACAAATGACAATACTGGTGGTGAAGATGGTAATGACCAAAAAAGTAAAGGTATTGATTTACCATCTAGTGGTAATCCCACACCTTGAGGAGATAAAATATGGGAATTGAAACAGATCCAATCACAGGCTTACAAGTAGAATCTTCGCCAGTTGATCAAGCAACTCAGGGATTTGAAACAGATCCAGTTACTGGAGAAACTGTACGTTCTAATAGTAATATGGGTAGATCTGCCAGCAATCCAAATGTTGGTGGAACGCCTGTTAATACAGCAAATGACAAATATAATGAAGCTCAGTATGTCGATAACGGTTCTGGTAGCGAAGCCATTTCTACTGCAAGGCAAAATTTTGCACCAAATTCTTTTAAACCAACTTCAGCTTCTGATGAACCAGGTAAAGATTTAGTAGAAACTTTAAAGAAAGTCGATCCTAATGGCTCTGCGCAATTCCTTAAAGGATTAATCAAATCTCTTGCTCTGGCTAATAATACTATGAGTATGACAACTCCATCAAAAATAAATGATGGTATTATTGACTCTTTAGCTAACGCCTTAGCTCAACTTTCTAAGAAATATGGTTTTTCTAAAGTCGTCAATATATTTAATAATTTATTAAACAACAATGGTATTCAAAATATTAATCCTCTGTATCAACCTTTAGTTAAAGACGCTTTAGCTAAATTGATTCAAAACGCTGCTAAAAATGGAGAAAATAAATTAGTTTTCCCTGTAGTTCCTCCTGTAGTAACACCAAAACCAAAAGCTAAAGTACCTTTTCCTATTGTAACAATTATACCAAATTTATATTTGCAACAATATTATGATTCAACTCAAGATCCTTATGTTGGATATGTTCAATGGTTGGGGCAAGATGGCACTTCAGTTTACACTTTAAGGACAGCGGAATACCCGCCATACAAATCAGCTAAAGAGGCTATGAGTATAAAAGCTCAGGTCCAATTAGCTTCAGAGTTAGATCCTTATATTTTAAACAATAATTTAACAGCTTCAGTATTAAATACAATTCTTGATAAAATAATTGTTGCTACTAAAAAAAATGGATTAGAAAATTCTCTTGGTAAAAATAGCAGTGCAAATCTTATGTCTTTGTTAAATTTGTTATTAGGAACTTTAGGAAAAGTTGTAAACCAAACTACAGCTTCTCATTTACCACAATCTGTTCTTGATCAAGGTTCTGTTGGTAAATCTATGGAAAAATTCTCAAAAAATATGGGTATTGTGAAAAAAATGAAAAGCGATACAGAAGGAGCATTTAAACTTCCATCTGCTGTTTCTGCTCTGGCTGGTTCTAATGCTATACCAGTAATAGGCGCTGCTTTAGGGGCAAAAGGCTCTACAATACAAACAGTAGCAAGCGTTAGTAATTTAATAAAAAAATTAGTATAAGGTATTTTTATGGTAGAATTATCAAATCCGGATGACAACAGAAAATTAGTTAAAGAAAGCCCTTTAGTAAGATTAAAGGGTAAAAAAAATGGCGATGATGATGGATTGTATCCAAATATATCTGGATGGTCAACTGTAAATGGGGTTCATAGTTATAGACATGAAAACCCAGAACACCCAGAAGCTACAGTTGAAGAAATATTAAATGCAGATGGGTCTTACAAAACAACTGAAGTTCATCCTGATAAAAAAGGTATTGTTAGCGAATTAAATCATCATACCAGATCATACAACTCAGGTGGGCATTCTCATAGCGTTGATGGTCATCATGACCACAATGTTGAGTCCACTTCCAATCACAATGTTGGCGGTGATATGGGTCATGGTATTGGTGGAAACAGATATAGTGGGGTTGCAGGCGCTGAATATTTGGGTTCTCAGCATGGTAAATTTTATCATTCTGCAGAATGCGTTGATATTCAGACTTCAAAGGGCGATGTTATTTCTGAACATTCAGGGGATAAACACACCAGCCATGAAGGTGATGAAATTACCAGCATAACTGGTAATAAACATTTAATGATTAGCGAGGGCGAATATGGTATTCATCTTCAATCTGGTAATATGGATACACAATTAGATTCTGGAAAATATAGACTAAAAACTTCTAGAGAAATATTGATAGAAAGTGATACTAAAATTACATTAAAAGTAGGAAAATCTACTATTGTAATAAAACCAGATAGCATTGAAATAATGGCCAATGATGGTATTGGTAGAATTGATATTAATAAGTGATTGACAATGGCTCATGAATTTGTAATTTTAATAGACGGGGTTTTTAAAACATATGATAAATATGAGGATATACCTGAATCTTTTGATAATGTGATTAAGTTTTTGCCTGAGATTCCTGAAGGTCCACATACACATGATGAACATGATGAAATTGCTGTGTGGAACGAAAAATTAAAAAAATTAATGAAAAGGGAAAAAAGGTAATGCCAGCAGCGACAAGAATAGGGGATGCAGATGTGGCTCACTGCTCTGGTATGGTTAGAGCAGTTGGTTCTCCTAATGTTTATATAAACGGTATAAGATGGAGTAGACAGGGCGATGTTAACACTATACACTTGCTCCCTGGGGTTCCATGTCCGTCTCATGCCGCGCCAATAGCAACTGGTTCTACTACAGTTAAAGTTAATGGCATGGGCGCTGGTAGAATTGGCGATGCTATAAGCGGCTGCACTTCAGTGGCTGCAGGTTCACCTAATGTTTTTGTAGGCGGTTAAAATGGCAATTACTAGAGCAGATACATTAACACAAACT